AGACATCATCTTCGTCATTGACGCAAACGATCCAGAGCACGATGCCTACGAATACGAAGTAGGCGCAGAAAAGTGCATGACGATCGAGAACGAAACCCGGGGCATGGCTTACCCAATAAACAAGGCAGCCAGTGCGATCGTAAAGAAGGGCGAATACAAATACTTCGCCTTCTTAGGCGATGACCACCGCCCACGCACAGCCGGGTGGGATGCACTTCTTATCCAGGCGATGCAGAAGCGACCGTCAATGGCCTACGGCAACGACCTGCTTCAGAAGGAACGACTTCCAACCATGATCGCGATGACCAGCGACATCGTCAAAGCGCTTGATGGCATGGTTCCGCCAAAGATGAAGCATTTATACCTTGATAACTTCTGGAAGAAACTAGGCCAGGATTTAGGAGCGCTGACTTATCTCGATCACGTTATCGTTGAGCACATGCACCCAATTGCAGGCAAAGCGGAATGGGATGAGGGATACAAGGAAGTCAACGCGACAGAAATATATTCATTCGACGCGCTCGCTTTCCAGAACTACATTCAGAGCGAAGCCTACGAATTGCTAAAGCGCAAACTAAGGCCATGAAGCAGCTCATCGCGTACTCTTTATACGGCAGCGAAGAGCGATACACGATCGGCGCGATCAAGAACGCAATTCTGGCAACCAGGCACTTCAAAGGATTTACCCTGCGCTTCTACACCGGGGCCTCGGTTCCAGAATCCATCAAACAAACCCTTCGCCTATTTCCCCACGTGCAGCTCGTAGACGAATATGGGCCAGAAGACCACACAGCCAAACTCTGGAGATTTCAGGCTTTGGCAGACCAGGACTTCGACGTCGTTCTCAGCCGCGACGCAGACGCCAGGCTGACGCACCGGGAACGGATCGCACACGAAGAGTTTCTGGCAAGCGGCCTGGATTTTCACATTATGAAAGATCACCCCACAGGCCACAATTACCAGATCAGCGCCGGCATGTTCGCAGCTCGAACCCGGGCAATCCCGACCGATTTGCACGAAACAGAAGCAGCCAGGAATTACTACACGCAAGACCAGGACTGGCTAGCGGCCTACATTTGGCCCTTAATCAAGGACAGCAGCCTGATCCACGATGAGAGCTACGAAACCCCCACAGAAGGAAAGAGCAGACGCCGGCCATTCCCGATCGGCAAGAAGGCAACCTTGCACCACATAGGGGCGGCTTTGGAAGCAGATGACCGCTTCGTTTTCAGCATTGACCAGACGATGGCAAAGGCCGAATCAGGAAGCGACAAATACCTGGCAGAATGGCTCATATGAAAATTCTTATAACAGGAGATGCCGGCTTCGTTGGCCGCGCCTTCCACAGAGCACTCGACGGCAAAGGCCATGACATCACCGGAATCGACATCGCAAACGGCATCGATTGCAGGGATTTCTTCAAGAAGGACGACACCAGATACGACGTCGTTATTCACCTCGCCGCGATCGTCGGGGGCAGGGCCACGATCGAAGGGAACCCTTTGGCCGTTGCCAGCGACCTCGCGATCGACAGCGACATGTTTCAGTGGGCCGTAAGAACCAAACCGAAGCACCTCGTTTATTACAGCAGCTCGGCGGCCTACCCGATCTATTTGCAGAGAGCCGCCTACCAGCAACGACTTCGAGAAGGCGACATCAATCTCGACCACATTCGAACCCCAGACTTGAGCTACGGATGGGCAAAATTGACCGGCGAAACTTTAGCCAGATACGCCAGGGCAGAGGGAATCAAGGTCAACATCCTGCGGCCATTTAGCGGCTACGGCAGCGACCAGGCGCTCGATTACCCATTCCCATCCTTGATCGCACGCGGCAAGGCCAAACTTGACCCATTCGAAGTATGGGGAACCGGCGAGCAAGTGCGCGACTTTATTCACATCGACGACGTTGTTGCAGCTACCTTTGAAGCGATCACAAACGACATCCAAACCTTGAACCTTTGCACCGGGCGACCGACTTCATTCATCCAGCTCGCAGAGATGATCATGTTGGCGCAGGGATACCTAGCTCCGATAAAGAAGCACCCAGGAAAACCAAGCGGAGTCGAATACAGAGTAGGCGACCCCACGAAGATGCTGCAGATTTACGAACCGAAGATCAGCCTAGAAGAAGGAATCACTAGGGCGCTCAAGGCATGAAAATACCCCCCACAGCCAATAAACAGGCGGTGGGGGGCATTTCTCGCTAAAGGAGATCGGATGGATCCCGGATAGATCGCATCTCCTTTGCAATGACCCGATTGCCCCAATAGACAAGGAAGCGATCGGGAAGAACAGGAACGCGCAGCTCTTTCTTTGGTAGCAGCACGATCAGGAAAGACCACAGGCCGAAGAACAGGCCGAAGGAGAACCAGAACCAGATTCGACGGCCGTAGGCTAAGGCCAGAAGACCAGCAACAGGGGCGATGGCCAGATTCCACCAGCTCATCGCACGTAGGCTTTCAGAGCATCCACGATGACTTCGCTGACGGATTTCTGATCGGCTTGCGCCTTATCTTTGACCGCTTGCCACAGGGAATCGGACACCCGGACGGAACGCGCCTTCTTAACGGCCATCCGAGATCACCTCGTCAATCATTACAGAGCAGGAGCCATAGCCAGAACCAGTCCAGCAGAGATCGCGAGTGGCATACGTGAACAGGCTGGCTAGGAGCAAGCCGATCACGATCGCCACTGCGCGACGACGACGCACAAACTTCGGATCCATTTTCACTTCGTGCTCCTTAGCGCCTCAAGATAAGAAGGAAGACCAGCCAGAGTATTCACCAGCACCGCCTCCATGAGATCGGCATCGCCAGACTCAACAGCTTCTAAGAGATTATGCGAAGCCGTATACATCGCATCGCAGACATCCGTATAAATTGCTTTCATTGCACCCATTTATTTCACCTCAAATTCGGAATGTTTAGGAAGACAGAAGACACACATATTCATCCAGTAGCGCTCGCCATTTGGATGTTGATATTGACGCTTGTAGAGCGCCTGCCAGCGACCATCGCAGGCATCACAATCAGGCAGACCAGCAACCTTCGTGTTGGAGATTTTCATGATCAGCGACCTTCCCATGCAGCGGAAGGAGCATAAGGAGAAACCGAAGAAGAAGAACCAACTTCAGAAGTCGCAATCCAAACCGTAGGCAAGCCCCCAGAAATATCTTCGTCCTCGTCCTCATCTTCGGAATCAACCAAAGAGATGCAATCAATAACGGCAGATAGCGGATAGGAAGGCTGAGTGGCAACCATGACATCCGCCTCGGCTAATTCCGGAAATTCTTCAACAAGATCCTGCAACTGCTCAATGAGATCGTTCAAAGTCATTATGAACCTGCCTTCATTTTATTAGAAGGATGATCAGGAGAATTCCAGGGAACGCAAGTCTCGCAGACCAGATTCTCGCCACCGAGTAGATGCGTGAAATAGAGCGACCAATTGCCAAGCGGAGTGCGATGTGATTTGGCCTTCGGGTTTGCCTCAATCGCGCAACGAAGATACATTCCAGAATGTTCCTCGCAAAGAACATCGCCATTATCAGAAACCCATAGACGCTCAGACATTAGATCCACTCCTTCACGATCGCAACGAGTACAGAAGAAGAAACCATTTCACCCGAGAATTGCACACGAGCAGAAGTTCCCCAATTCTCAATCTTGTAAATATGAATGCTTTCATCTTCCACAGTTAGACGCACGCCATTCTTCATACTGAAACCTTTTGCATAAGGAACCTTCTCGTAATAACCAGCAGAAACGAGATCAACGCCATACCAGCGATTCTCAACTGGAACATCGCACTCGCCAGAGATCGCAAGCTCAGTCGCGGCTTCGACGATCAAATCTTCAAGAGTTAAGACTGACATTTTATTACCCCCCGTAGGCCTTGGGGAATTTCCCCTCTTGCCCACACACATAACTTAGGGCTTGTCCATACAAAGAGCAATACAGAAACACGCCTAAACCTTGTGAGTTTTATCCACAGGCAGGGCAAACTGAGCGTAAGCGCCAGCGCCCCGGCGGAGCAGACGGCGTGGCTGACCCAGAATCGACCTAATTACCCCCACAATTGGCGACAACAAGGCACAGCGCCACAAGATCGGGGGAAAGATGGAAGTACAGCTCATAATCGGAGCAGGGATAGCAGCTGCAGGGATTATCACCGCATTATTATTGCGATGGCAGAACGATCCACTCGAAGAAGATATTCGAGCAGCGATGCAATACGAGAGCAAGCAACAGAAGATCGCAAAGGCGATCCGTAAATGAAATATCGCGAGCCTTTATTTTCAGTACATGGCAACGAAGGACGCCTGGCGATTTATTTAGAAGAACGAGATGCCGTTCTAGATTTGATAGAAGAAACCGGCAGAGAAGTACACCCGGACTACATCGCAGACTTGGCCGATTACGGAAAGATTGAAAACCTGAAGACAGAAGAAGGCTTCGATACATATTCCAAACATCGCGACAAACTAGATCCGACAGTTTTACTCATTGCAAACATGAGCCAGGACGAAGCCCTGACTTTGGCAGAACAAATCCTGATCACAGTCAGAGCGATGAAAGAACCAGCAACCCGACGATTGGAACTCGTAAAGTAAATGGCAAACCCAAACGGACGCAAAGGCGCACTCTTCGAAACAGATGTAATGAAGTGGCTGCGTTCGGTTGGAGCGATCGCTGAACGATTGACCAAAGCTGGCAGCAAAGACGAAGGCGACATCGTCGCGATTGTTGCAGGCAAGACATACATTCTGGAATTAAAGAATCGAAAGAATATCTCGCTCCCGGCTTTCTGGGATGAAGCAACGACAGAAGCGGCGAACTATGCAAAGGCCAGAGGACTGGAGCAAACACCGCCGGCATACGTCATAATTAAACGACGCAACGCAGGGATTGAGAAGGCCTGGGTTGTTGAGAATTTAGAGCAGTGGGTACAGCGCCATGATTAGAACGACGCAACATCTCCCATTTGTGCAGCTCTTCGAAAATGCAGCCTGCGTCGAAATTGGAGATCCCGATTATTTCTTCCCGGAAGGGAAAGCAGAAGAGGCAGAGCGCCTCCCAAACCTTCGCAGAATATGCGGCGGTTGTATCGAAAGAAAGGAATGCTTGGCATACGCCATCAA